GCTATAGAACTCGCACAAGACCTTAAAGCTATTCATGGCTTAGATGCAGAAACAGAATTAGCAAACATTCTATCTGGTGAAATCCTTGCGGAAATCAACAGAGAAGTTGTTAGAACTGTTAATACACAAGCTAAGATTGAAGGTCTAGCTTCAGAAAGTAACCTAACAGGTACTTCTGTAAACGGACAATTTAACCTAGATGTTGACTCATCAGGTAGATGGTCAGTTGAAAAATTCAAAGGTCTTATGTACCACATTGAAAGAAATGCTAATGTTATAGCACGACAAACAAGAAGAGGTAAAGGTAACTTTATCCTTTGTTCTAGTGATGTAGCGTCAGCTCTTGCAATGGCAGGTGTATTAGACTATGCTCCAGCATTAAACACATCATTGAATGTGGATGATACTGGAAACACTTTTGCTGGTGTTTTAAACGGCAGCTTAAAAGTGTATATCGATCCATATTACGCAAGTGCGTCTACAAGACCTACTGGTGTAACTGCTGGTGAAGGATATGTAACAGTTGGTTATAGAGGAACTAATCCTTTTGACGCTGGACTGTTCTATTGTCCTTATGTACCATTGCAAATGGTTCGTGCAGTTGGTGAAGATACATTCCAACCAAAAATCGGATTCAAAACCAGATACGGTATGGCTTCAAACCCATTCGTAGGTGCTGCTCCGGCTGATGGCTTGGCGTCAACTTCTACTAACTCTTACTACAGATCATTCGAAGTATTAAATCTTCTATAAGTCGTAGTAATTCTAAATCATAATCGGTTTCAAAGACCCACTTCGGTGGGTCTTTTTTTTGAACTTTCATTTCTTATAAATATAGTGTGAATACATTGTATTCAATCGTTCATCTTCAATAGAAGACGGAAGTAGGAAAACCTGAAAACCTCCTCAAAAGAGGGATAGCGAGTAAGCATTCAGCTGAAAGAGACCGAAAGTTTCCGAAGGAACGCGTGGAGAAGGGTGTGCATCGAAAGATGTATGTACGAAATCAAAACGAGAACCGGGAGGAATTATGTATTGCTATAGAGGCGTCTGGTACAATCCAAAAGACCTAATACAAAAGCAAGCTAAACCACAAAAAACTGAAAGAGTTTATCGTGGTACAAAACATGCTGCTTGATTTTTTATTAATTGGGAGGGAGACGCAATGTCTCCCTTTCTTTTGTTATAAATATAGATGTGAAAGAAAAAACAATTCAAGACATCATTGATGGTGTGAGTCACGAGGAAGAAATGATACAATTTGATGAAATGATACACGAATATCAAAGTGATAATAAACGAGCACAAGTCGGTGTTAAGAGTGGAGCTTTTGGTATTAGAATGTGGAAAGATAATATATTTCAAAAAGACGAACTCTATGAAGGTCATAGTGAAGTATACGCTGAAAACGCTGCAGAGAACTATGTACTCGGAGTAAAAGAATAATATGGCAACAGCAAATTGGCAAGCAGACCAACCTACAAACTTAAACTATTTAAGTCCTGTAAATTTTGATTTACAAATAAACAAACTGCCTAAAACAAAATATTTCTGTACAGGTGTAACACTACCTGGTGTGAACTTTTCTGAAGCTCTACATACACATACATTAGCAATCAACTCATATCTACCTGGTGATAAAATTGAATTTGATCCTTTGACAGTAAAATTTGTAGTTGATGAAGATATGAAAAACTATCAAGAGATATTTGATTGGATTATGAAACTAGGACCTGGTAGAGATACAGACGATTTTATGGGACTAGTTGAATCAACAAAAAGATCAGATGGTACTCTCAGTTCTGCTTCATTTGAAAATATGTACTCAGACGCTACTATTATTGTGAATACATCATCTAACAATGCTAATATTGAATTTCAATTTCAAGATACATTCCCAACAAGTTTAGGTGCTATAGAATTTGCAGCTGATACAGAAGGTGTAGAATACGCAACCTGTGATTTAACATTACGATACACATTATTTAAAATCAAAACAGTAACATAACTGGACCTATACAGGTTTTGTGATATAATTATAGTATGAACTTAAAAAACATTCAAGATATGTGGAAAGAAGATTCGGTTATAGACGATATCGAACTTGACGCATCCTCATTACAAGTACCTAGATTACATGCTAAATATACAGAAATTCTTTCTAATAAAAAGTTAGAACTCATTCGACACGAAAGAATGATGAAAGAACTCAATAAAGATAAATGGTTATGGTATAGTGGTAAAATGTCTAAAGAAGACATAGAATATAATAAATGGGAGTATGACCCTTTTGGTGGTTTAACAGTTCTAAAGTCAGACTATGATAAATTTACAGGTGCCGATAAAGACATACAAGATTTAAATGATAAAATTGAGTATCTAAGAATAACAGTAGATTATCTACAAGATGTAGTCTCTCAAATAACTTGGAGACATCAAACGATAAAGAATATTATAGAATGGCGAAAATTCATGGCAGGCTCGTAGTAGCCAAAACAGACGAAGTATATCTTACAGTTTCAACAGAAGATTCAATTAGAAAAGAACTTTCAGAATTCTTTAAGTTCAAAGTTCCTGGTGCAAGTTTTATACCAGCTGTTCGTAAGAGATTTTGGGACGGATACATTCGTCTATTCAATCTAAACACTAATAAAATATATCTCGGTTTATTTCCTTACTTAAAAGAATTTTGTGAAGAAAGAGGATATACTATTGAAGGTCATGAACCTGATAAAGACATATTCACAATCGAAAAATATCAAGAAATTGTAAAAGATATACCATTAAAACTTAGAGAATATCAGAAAGAAGCTATTGCCTACGCTGCACACAATCAAAAATGTATATTAGTGTCTCCTACTGCTTCAGGTAAATCATTAATTATATACAGTCTCATTCGATATAACTTTTTAAAAAAGAACAAAAAAGCATTAGTGATAGTACCGACAACTTCACTTGTTGAACAAATGGCCAAAGATTTTAAAGACTATGGTTTTCGAGGTGAGATAGCTAAGATATATGGTGGTGATAAAGAATCAGATGCTCCTATTGTAGTTACAACTTGGCAATCAATGATGCGAATGCCAAAAGGATTTGGTAATCAATTTGGTATGGTGATTGGTGATGAAGCACATTTATTTCAAGCTAAGTCATTAACAAAGATTATGGAATCACTTACAGAAGTCAAATATAAAATAGGTACTACAGGTACATTACAAGAAACAAAAACACATAAATTACAATTAGAAGGTATGTTTGGTCCTGCTTACTTTGTAACTACATCAGCTGATTTAATGGAAGCTGGTACTCTTGCTCAACTTGATATTCAAGCTCTGGTGTTATCTTATTGTGAAGAAGAAAGAAAACTAGTTAGTAAGATGACATATCAAGAAGAAATGGATTGGATAGTTAGAAACGAAAAGAGAAATACCTTTATAAATAATTTAGTAAAAGATTTGAAAGGTAATACATTAGTACTATTTCAATTTGTAGAAAAACATGGTAAACCTTTATTCAAACTATTGAATGAATTAGATAGAAAAGTATTTTTTGTTTTCGGTGGTACAGATACAATAGATAGAGAAAAGGTTAGAGAAATTGTTGAGAAAGAGAAAGATGCTATTATTGTAGCGTCATTTGGTACTTTTTCAACGGGTATTAATATAAAAAGACTACATAATGTAGTATTTGCGTCTCCTAGTAAGAGTAGAATTCGTAATTTACAATCAATTGGTCGAGGTTTGAGAAAAACAGACGATAAAGATAAAGTAGTATTATATGATATAGCAGACGATCTTTCATGGAAAAAAAACATGAATTATACGCTCAATCACTTTTCAGAAAGAATAAATATCTATAGTACAGAGAAATTTAACTATGAAATACATTCAGTAAGGATACCCGCAAATGTCAATCATAAACCGTAACACTAAATATCAGTATCTAAGATTATATGATGGAAAAGAATTGTTTGCGATGGTAAAAGAAGTAGATAATCTATTGGAACTACATTTTCCAATGAATATTATGTGCAAACCAGCAATGTCCGGTGGTGTAACCATTCATCTCGGTCCTTTTATACCTTTTACAACAGATGATACTGTAATAATTAACCCTCAAGATGTTGTAGTAAGAACAAGTATAACAGAACAATTTGTAGGTTTTTATGATGAAGCTTGTACAGCTTGGTTAGATATGAGAGAGAATGATACGATTGAAATAAAGTCTACAAAACAAGATTTCCAAGAGCAACAAAAACAATTAGCTTCTCTTGTAAGAGAAAGACTAAGTAAAACAGATTTATGGGATGAATATTCAGAAGAAGAGGAACTATTTGATTATGAGAATTTACCAGAACCGAATGAAACGATACATTGATTTATTCATATACATTTCACTATTCTCTTATATAATATATATTCTCTTTTCTGCGTACTAACATATTCATTTTACAGTACGAATTAGGATCTGTCAAGCAAATATGATGAAAAAAATTAAAAAAAAGTATATTCATGTTAATCAACATAAAATCCGTGCGAATTTGAAACATGGTACAAACGAACCTGTGATTACAATCAAAGAAGGAAAAGATAATACATATTGTCATGAAGTTAAAATTCTAGGCGAAAGTACAGTAAGATATGGTGGTAA